AATCATGCATACATTTATGAATTGGAACGTGATCTAGAAGTGGCGCAAGACAAGATTAACGATTGTCTTGTATGTCTTAACTTTAACCCTTTAGAGGCGGCGCAAGATAAGATTAAAGGTTGTCTTGGAATTCTAAACTATAACCCAAGGGGTAAAAAATGATTTATACAACATTTAAACAATGGGTCAAAGGTCGATTTCTTGAAACAGGAGAGCCACGCAAGAAAGCATACTCAAAAGATGAACTTGCCTTGATAGAGATGGGTTGGGGATATGGGTATGACGCCGGTGTAATGGTAGAGCGTGAGCAATGTGCCCAGATTGCAGACGAATGGGTGCTTGCTTATCCACACCCATCAAAAACTATTGCTGAAACAATCCGAGCAAGGGGACAAGAATGACTAAAGATGAAGCATTAAAACTTGCATTAGAGGCGTTGAAATTGTGGCTCAATCATAAACTGGATGAAGATACCGCATGGGAGGCCCATAACGCCATTAAAGAAGCACTAAAAATAAAAGATGAGCCTGTTGCGTGGGGCATGGAAAAAGACGGAGTTATCCTTGATGTAATCTGCCCTGAAGAACATGAGCGTGAAGAAGGTGAATATACAACACCTCTCTACACCACACCACAACGCACATGCGTACGGCTGACTAAAGAGGAAATAAACGAAGGTTTACTGCGATCTTTTTATGTTTTGGAGAAAGCTAGAGCGTGGCGAGATGGTGTTGCATGGGCAATGCAACAATTAAAGGATAAAAATAATGTTTAATGATCTAGAAAGCCATTACCAAGTCCAAGAATCAAAGATCATCAATCATCCTGCATATTGGGAACCTGTATTGATGACAAGATATGGATGGGCTAAACGAGGGCATGAAACGAATTGGTACGAAACAAAGATTGAACCAATTAAAACAGAGGAGAAAAACACATGAGCGATTTATTTAACATGATGAACTTACCTAGTTTTGGCACTTTGCCTAAGTTCTTGGCAAGAAAAGAAGCCCCAGAAACGTCTAAAGAAGCAGCAAAGAAGGTAGATACCCAAACCCTTGAAAGAATCGTTTATGAGGTCATTAGAAGCCATCCAGAAGGATGTATATCTGACCAAGTGCTTGCCCAACTCCATAACTTGCCTTATGGATCAGTTACAGCTCGTTATGCTGCCTTAAAACGCAAGAAGTTAATCTATACAACTGACGAAAAAAGGGATGGTAGAGCTGGTAAGCCTCAGTATGTGATGAGGGCTGCTTAAAAAAGTAGTTGACAAATCTAAATTGTGATATAGTGGAATGGCTACAAAAAGTAGTGTTTTTTGCAAAGAAACAAAGGATTTATCATGGGTTATCCAAAAATGGAGAAAGAGCCAAAGGGAGTTACATCTTCTGATCGCACAGGCATGAAGAAGGTAAGCGTTCCTATGGAAGACAAAGAAGTATTTAAAACAGGTATGACTGGTGAGAGAGTGCCAAAGGGTGCTTTGTCTTCAGACACATCTGGTGAAAGAAAAAGACCCATCATGGGTGGTGTTGGCATGGGTAAGGCTGATGGTATTGGCGAGCGTGACGCTGGTCATATGGGCCATCACGATGGACGTTTGGGTGAAATGAACACAGGCTCAAGAGAGCACGTTGTTTACGAGCACAAGCGTTACGACCACGACCAAGATGGTATGTAAAGCGAAACCCATCTAAGTGAGCATACCTAGATGGGCTTCTAACCAAGAAAGTAAGAGGGTACTTTAATGGCTGGAAATGATTGTAAGTCATGCAGACATTTTCATGGCAAGGATTTGGGAGTTTGTAGGAGATACCCTACTTACCAAATGAGACATGAGAATGAGGTCTGTGGAGAATTTGCAGAGAAAGCAGTTGCCAAGCCTTTACCTGATTCTGATGAGTCAGGTGTTTTTTCGCACATGGAAAGGCAGCTCTTAGAATTACCAGTTCTTGAAGACCCCCCAAAACGCAGAGGGAGGCCAAAGAAATGATAAAGCCACTATTTGACAGAGTTGTTGTCAAGCCTAAAGTAAGACAACTCTCAGACATTATTTACGTTGCCAACAAAGAACCTTTTAACGAAGGAACTATTGTTGCTATTGGCCCTAAAGTCGATCAAGCTCAAGTAGGAGACTTCATTAAATACGGTAATGGAGACTATTTGAACTGGCCAACACAGAAAATTGATGGTCAAGACTATCAAATCATTCAAGAAGCAGACATTTGTGCAATTGTTGAGGAGTAAAACATGCCACTAATCAAAGGTAAGTCTGAAAAGACACAAAAGAAGAACATTGAAACTGAAGTAAAAGCTGGTAAGCCAGTTAAGCAAGCAGTTGCCATTAGCTACGCAGTAAAGCGTGAAGCTGAAAAGAAACCCATGAAAAAAGGAAAATAAATGTTTAACTTCACACACTCAACTCAAGAACTTAACTTGGTCATCCAGTCTTTAGAGCACAAGATCAGAGACATGACTGAACTGCTTAACAAAATGGTAGCCCAAGCACAAGCTCAATCTCAACTTCAAGCTCAAGCACCAAAACCTGAAGAAACTAAAACGGAATAGCAATAATGCCAACAGTAACAAGTGCAAATAAGGCAGAATTTGACAAAGCTGAAATGCTCAAACGTGGTTTATTGAAAGAAGACAATAGCCATCAAGAGATATTGCACAGAATGTCAAAGAATTTGCCTGAAGACGTAGAAAGCGCTGCTTTTGGGCATGAAGGTTATATATATCACACTCCATTAAGGCCAATCGAAAACTCACAACAATCCATGCTAGGTGCAAAAATAACACCTATACATGAAAGAGCATTTGTATCTGATAAGCCAATTGAATCACACAAAATCAACAAAATTGAAGCTAGACCCATTTCACATGAAGCTATAAAGCATTTTGCAAAAGAATTGGCAGATAAGGGTGTTGAAGGTTTAATGCACAAAAGCAATCAAAAGTTTTCATTTATACATGAAAGCCCAAAAGAAAAAGGTAAACATCAAGCAACCGAATATGATAAATCAGGAGCAATTGGAGATATGCAACGTAAAGACAAAGCCGAGGCTATTCATACTTTGTTAGATAAAGGTTATACAAAGATTTTGCCAAAAGAAAGAATTAGCCATTTAATCCAAAAAGCAATGTTGAAATGAATAAAGAAGAAATTATAGATATAGCTAGACAGGCTGGTGCTATGGCTGGTCATGTGGCATGGGAGGAAAGAGATTTATTTCCTGTGTTTGAACGTTTTGCTATGTTGATAGCAAGAAATGAGCGTAAAGATATTTGGGACATGATAAAAAAATATGGAGATGGTTTACCAAGCAATGATATAAAAGTTACTTGTATGTATTTTTGCGATCATATCAATGAAAGAAATTTTAAATGACTAAAGAAATAAAGTCATTTGGTAGACCAACTCTCTATGACCCTGCATATTGCGATCAAGTCAGGGAATTGGGCGCATTGGGCAAAAGTATAGAACAAATTAGTTACAAATTGGGTGTTTCATTAAGAGTAATTTACGACTGGAAAGACAAGTACCCAGACTTTCTGCATGCCTTGGATGATGCTAAGATAGCTGAACAGAATTGGTGGGAAGAACAAGGCCAGTTGTATATGCTTGAGCACAAGGATGGAGCAAAGCTGAATGCTAGTATTTGGTCTAGAAGCATGGCAGCAAGGTTTCCCAAGAAGTACAGGGACAATAGCAAGGTAGAGTTAACAGGAGAGGGTGGAACACCACTTATCCCAAGTATTCAGGTGACGTTTGTCAAGCCTAGCGAAGTTGGTGAAAAGGATTAGCCCCTTGGATGGGTTTCATAGAAGTGTTGTCCTGTCCAACCATGCTTTATGGGAGCACCAACTGTGAATCTGCAAGAAGCCATTAACAAGGTAGAGTTTCCTGAGAAGCTGGAATGCCTGTTTAAGCCATCAAGGTATAAAGTCCTGTGGGGTGGTCGAGGTGGAGCAAAGTCTTGGGGAATAGCAAGGGCTTTGCTGATTCAAGGTGCTATCAAGCCTTTACGCATTCTTTGTGCTCGTGAGTTT